GGGGTAATTACATCTTTCATCATTCCACCTCCCATAATTCAGCTACTCTTTTGAACTCTTCATCAGCCGGAACCGGGCAATCTTTGATCCATTGCATATCTTTTACTTTCCATAACGAAAGGTCTGTGTTGTCAGGAATATGCTTTTTAATATCAGGAAAAAGATTGAGCCGAAGAGATTTACTTTCCATAAGTTCATCTTTGTAATCCAACAAAAAATTATTGGCCTCCAATAAACTATGAATATCATTAACAGAATGTGGAGTGTAAACAACTCCATCGAAGTATCTGATATAATTGGGGAGCATATCAGCCAGTGCCGTATATAGAAATAATTTTCCTTTATTGCCATAGGCCAATTTTTGAACGGTTTTGATACTTTCAGCCAAATTTGCCAGTTTTTCAGGAAACAAAAGTGGTTCTCCACCAGTTATCATGATCTCTTTGTAATTAAAGTGCTCAACAACTGGTAATTTTGAAAAATCCCATGAGTTGTTGCAACACATAGGACATTTGTTCGGACATTTGGTTGTAACCAATAGACGTAACTTTTCCATTTATAATGATATTGTTTGGGTGTATTTCAATTCTCCGGTATATCCACGTGCTTTCAATTCTGCGATAAGTTCCCGTGGAGAAAATTTTGCCAATTCAGGATTGGAATATATTTTCTTCAAATTCCCCCCCCTCCCGGAGTTTTCTTACGGTTTCTGGCATAAACATTACCGCACTCTTTACAATATGTCTGCAATCCATCTTCGGTTGAAGCATTTTTCCAAAACTCACTGACCGGAAGTTCCCGGCCACATTTGCTACATTTTTTTAATTTTTCCATTATTCCTTTTCTTTAATTCTACCATATTCACATATTAGTAAAGCATCCGAAGTTGCCAATGTAACTTTTGCATACGGGAACAGCTGTTGGGCTTTCTTCTTTAAGATGTTTTTCCATTCTGTCTTACCCAATTTGTCTGTATTTCGTAATCCTATAGTTTTTTGCCAAGTTTGTGGAGATACTGTTACTGTCGGAATCCCACAAGCTATCAATCCCATAGTCAGCTGTCCGTAACCTTCTCCAAAAATAAAAGAGGCAGAAGCACTTTGTCCGGTCATGCCATTCACTCGTTCCAAATAACAAACGCTATTTTCTTTGTATATGGAGAGAAAATCTAATAAGTCTTTGGGAGTTGGTGGCATTTTGATACACTCCAATAATTTGTTATTCTCGGTGTCGTACACTACAATTCCACCGTTTTTGCCAACATCTATACCTATGATCCTTCGTTTCATAAATTATACTTTTTTGTTTATAAATCTTTTGAGCTTAATTACATCTTTCTTTCCAAGCCTTAGTGCTTCACTGGTCTTGATGTCAGAAGGTGAAGCTTTACAATTCTCGGTTATCCTTTCAAAATGTCGGATAAAGGATTTTAGGAAATAGTCGGGGATTTCAACTTTCATAATGATTGATTTATGTGGATAAGCCCGGACTCGAACCGGGAACTGTTGCAATCAGGATTTTCGTTTCTGCTTCCGTTTGTACGTATGTCAAGTGTTAATAGCATATTACCTGACTCGTGATGCTATTCGTGCATTTTTACCACAGAAACTAAGCGTCTTCCGATTTCGCCACTTATCCGTTTGCCTCTACAATAGAGGCATTTTACATGAACAAAAAGACTCTTTGTAGTATCTACCGTCGTGGAGCGTATGCAGCGTACTCGACTCGACTTGCAAAGAGAAGAAAAAAGGTGAGGCATGATAGTTCCCGGATAGGCGGTCAAGCCACACCGGGAGAAGCTGATTATTAATCGGGTTGATAATTATTATTTTAGGAATTTAGCAAAAGTCTTGATTGAGCCTTCATTATTACTTTTTAAAGAGGCCAATTCTGTATTTTTAGAAGTTAGTGTAGAAATAACAGATTTATTCTTTTCGATTTCTGCATCAATATCACTATTAAGTGTTTCCAAATCGGCTTTTGCTTGTGCAAATTGAGACAATATTGTATCTCTTCTTTGTTGAAATGTCAGCATATTATTTTGTCATTTTTAAAAATTCAGGAGCAATGCCATATAGAGGTGTCTTCCCGTCCCACTTGTCTATAAATTGTTTATATAAAATCTCACGGGTGAGTCCACGGGACGCAATTAAAGCTTGTTCTGTTTTTAGTTGCTCCAGTTCGTTTTGCTTCTTTTGTTCTTCAATCTTCTGATCAAGTACCGAAATATTAGTGTTTACCTCGTTACGGCTATCTATTTTATCGCGGACAGCTCTTGAAAATTCCAATTGTGCGGAGAAGGTCAACAACTGCAATCCCCGTTTCTCAAATTCTTTATCAACGATCTGTTCCAGTCTCTTTTCAAATACCAATGAACCACCGTCAGCCATCAGACTGTCTGTTTTATGTTTGCGACTTTCTTCTTTGATAAGATCATATATACGTGGCTCCAAAATATTATCTTCTAATGATTGCATAAAGCCATCTTTTCCCGATGGGGTGTCAGCCTTATCAATATGCTTGTTATCAAATACAATATCAATAGCCCTGTTTTTCATTACTTTATAAGAGTAAGTTGGCCGGGCTGTAAACTCTGTATTGTCGGCTGCCTTTAGTGTGACTGGATCAGAAAATTCTCCGCGCTGATCGAATAGCGGAACTTGAAAAAGCTCTGTGCCTAATTCCCATGTAGATACCTTACCGGCAACGATTTTAAAATCTTCTTTCCCTTGTTTGCCGTAGTTCTCCATAAGGACACCGGCATAATTGGGAGCAACTCTTTCGCATGAAGCAAACAAAACAACGGCAAATAGTGCCACAATCAAAAAATCAATCTTTCTTTTCATTTTCTACTTTTTTTTAATGATATTATAAACTATAAATGCTACTGTCAGCATAATTATTGAAATTCCCAACCACGCATTTATGTGATTGAATACGCGGTTGCCAATGAAGAAAGCCGATACGACAAGTACCGGCTTCCAGTATTTCTTTACAGTCTTCATTGTTATTGTTCGATAATGGCAATATCCGGTGCCAATTTACGGATCAACAATAATTGCTCGTCAATGGCCTTGTTGCGTTCCTCTTCCACTATCACTTCTGCACCAGGGGAGCAAAGGGACAATCGAATATTACGCCCGTCCACATCTGCAATGATTTCCACTTCAATCTCTTCTGCAGGGCGACCTTTGAAAATCGGGACAATAAGATTGAATGAGGCCGGAAGATTGGAGTTGACAACTTGGCTGTAATTGTCAGTGCGACTACCGTTGTCTTGTCGGGAGTTTTCCACTTTTGAGTCAATGCTGGCTTTGAAGTTCTTCAAGACTGTTACCAGTTCCATGTTGTATTGTGCATCCTTGAAGAAGGCACGATTCATTTTGAAGAACTTTGAAAGCTGCACCGGTTCCCATGTCTTGCTTGTGTTAATACCAAATTCAAGAAACTTGGGATAGTATTTCAACTCACCTCTTACAGTAGCTTTATTCCTACTGTCAGTTTCATTGGTGACAAGTTTAAGTGTCATTTTCTCCCGATCAACAAGAATATAGCAACGTTTCTGATTGATCTGTTCTTTTTCAGAGATTCTTTTCAAGAGAAATTCATGAACACTTCCAATTGTTCCGGCTAATTCTACCTTATCAGGCTCCAGTACCGGTAACTCATTTTCTTCGTGAAGTTCAATAACCCTAAGTGTTGCTTCGGTCATACCTGGAGCAAAGTTCACTTGCATCTTTTCGTTTTCCATGCTGTTCTACAAATTTTTAGTTTTATTTTTAAATGATTTGGCAGGTTTGAAATGTGGAGTATAATGCTCCGCTATGACAATAGTCTCGTTTTTGTGTATGTTACGAGCTACTTTTCGTTTATAGTGTTTGGGTGACAGTGTGCCAAAACCTCTGATATAAAGAGTCTTTCCATTAGCTACTGCATTCACGGTCTCTTTTAGTGCTGCCTCTATGACAGTTCGGACTTCACAAATAGCGATACCGGTTGATTCGGCTACTTGCTTGATAAGTTCTTCTTTTCTCATGGCTTATCCCTCCGTACCAGTAGATTCAATGTCCTCGAATACAGTTTTTTGCATCTCTTGTGCTTCCATCGGACGTTCTTTAACCAAGTCACCATTACCGTTGTAATATCCAGTGGTACGAGTGCTACGTTCCATGAACTTAAAGCATTCATCCGTAATTTCCTCATAACCACGCTTTATATCGGTAAGCAACGTTTTTTTACGTTCCTTTTTAGGTTTCAGTTTGTCCTTGTATGCTTGCATGAAAGCTTTCTTTTCTTCTTCCAGTGCGGCCATGTCAAGGTCAATATTTGCCAACTCCGTTTTCCGTTCACCCATTTCTTCCTCGCTGAAAGGAGAAGTATAGGTAATTCTTTCAACTGCTGCGCAATTGTCTTCCAACATTTGTCTGCGAAGCAATGGATTCTTATCTTTAAATAGTTCTTTATCCATATCATAAAGGTTTTAAGCCATATCGGGCAGAACCGACAAATGGCTGTGGGTTAGTCCTTATGTTTGCTTTGTGTATATCATCTGTACGATGATTGAATAATCGGGGTAATCCCGTTATTTTGTCATATACAACCAGTTCAGACGATACATAACAAATAAAGCCTTTCAGTCGCTCTTTCAACCATGCGTTCTGATAGGCTCTGCGTTCACGATATTCTTGGTAGCTCATTCCCTTTGGGCGAGCTGTGAGAAGGGGAGTGTAATTTCTCGCCCCCCCCGATTTAGATTTACTCTTTCCCATCAATCAAATTTTTATATTGTTCTTCTGAAACGAACTTGTCGCAGTTCCCATACCAAGTACCATCATTTATCTTGTATGGCCTGACTGTTTTATCCATTTCATTCATAACACCGACTACCGCATTTTCTTTGCTATTATCATCCCATACAATAACAACATCGCCGACAGTCGGGATATATTCAGGCTGTAACTTCTCAAAATTGAAGGAGTAATGTTTTTCTTCCTTCATGGCGGCAAGCATCTTTGCCTTTTCCTCTTCCGTAGCTTTACGGAATCCCTTCATGCCTCCGATACCAGCTTCGGGTGTGAGTCTTACAAAAACTCTGTCACCTTCATCATTGGAAGGAACATAGGCGACAAGGCCGAAAGGTACTTTAATTGCCGGTAAAAAAGAGAGTGGCCTTTCTTCTCTAATTTCAGAGAGAATCATCATGCTGCCCCCTCCGCGATTCGGATTGATAATTACGTCACCGGGGATGAATGTCTCACCCTCAAATTCAAATTTACCCCC